GAGTCAGAACTATGGTTATAAGTTTGGTCAGGAAGAGGAAACCTATAACATCGTCGCAGCTCATGGCTACTTCGGTCGTCTGATTTTCCAATATGCATCTTTCAACAACTCTCGCTCTCTTCATTTCTTCCTTGCTGCCTGGCCTGTTGTTGGCATCTGGTTTACTGCTCTTGGTGTATCAACCATGGCGTTCAACCTGAATGGCTTCAACTTTAACCAGTCTATTCAAGACCGTGAAGGTCATGTAATTAATACGTGGGCAGACATCCTGAACCGAGCTGGTCTTGGTATGGAAGTTATGCACGAGCGTAATGCCCACAACTTCCCGCTGGATCTTGCAGCTGCTGAGACAACTCCTGTCGCTCTGACTGCACCAGCAATCGGCTAATTATTTCGTACGTTCATCCCTTATGGGACGCATGTTGCCTAAGCATGGAACGGGGCTTAGGTTTATCTTGTACGAACTATGTCTGATCTCGAAAAACGCTACATCATCAATGCTTACAACAAAATGCTCCGCGAGGAAAAAGAAGTAGCATTGTGCTATCGTGGCACCTCCTATAAAAAAACTGTTCTTAATTATGCCAGCTCGTAAAAGTGCTAAGTCAATGCAATCTAATAAGGTTACAGCCAACGTCACTCCTATGACACCAGGCGATAACCAGGTTGTATTCAAACGTTGCGGACATTGTGGTGATAAGAAAGCCGAATGTCGCAAACAAAAGAAGTGCCTTAAAGGTCTTCTGTAATAGCTTGGGGAGCACCTCAGAGTCGGACTCCCCTTGCATTGGTTAGAGCCGGTACGCCGATACCTCTAGCCGTCTAGACGGTGGGAATAGACCACAAAAATTTTTTCAAACGTTTGAAGTCTGTTTAATACTTTTAACCTTAAATTAAAATGGCTTTTCAATCTAATGTGAACCCGGCTCAGCTTACGCGTCCGGGTCAATCTAACAGTGCGGGTGATGCCCGCGCCCTCTACTTGAAGCTTTTCAGTGGAGAAATGTTCAAAGGTTTCCAGCATAATGCTATCGCTCGGGACCTGGTTATGCGTCGTACGCTGACCAACGGTAAGTCTCTTCAGTTTATCTACACTGGTCACACCAAGGCTGAATACCATACTCCTGGTAACAGCATCCTGGGTGATTCCAACGGTGCACCTCCGGTGGCCGAGAAGACCATCACGGTTGATGACCTGTTGATCAGCTCTGCTTTCCTGTATGACCTTGATGAGACTCTTTCTCATTACGACATGCGCTCTGAGATTAGCCGTAAGATCGGCTACGCTCTGGCTCAAAAGTATGACCGTCTGATCTTCCGTGCTATCACTCGTGGTGCACGTGCTGCTTCTCCTATCACCAAGACCGACTATGTTGAGCCCGGTGGTACTCAGATCCGTGTTGGTACTACTGCCAACGCTTCTGATGCTTATGATGACACTGCACTGGTTAACGCATTCTATGATGCTGCCGCTGCACTGGATGAGAAGGGTGTGTCTCAAGACGGTCGTGTGGGTGTTCTGAACCCTCGCCAGTACTATGCACTGATCCAAGCGGTTAGTGATAATGGTTTGGTGAACCGCGATGTTCAAGGTACCGCACTGCAAGGTGGTAACGGTATCATTGAGATCGCCGGTATCAAGATCTACAAGTCCATGAACATTCCGTTCTTCTCTCAGTATGGTACTAAGTACGGTACTGGCTCTGACACTAACCCCGGTACTGCCGATCCTGGTAACACCGGTTCGTTCGTGTCTGAAGCTGTTGAAGATGCTGCTAACGATGTTACCGGTATCAACAACGAGTACGGTGAAGAGACCGAATTTGCTAACAGCTGCGGTCTGATCTTCCAGCGTGAAGCTGCTGGTTGTGTGGAAGCTATCGCTCCTCAGGTGCAAGTCACCAGTGGCGACGTGTCCACCATCTACCAGGGTGACGTGATCCTGGGTCGTCTCGCCATGGGTGCTGACTACCTGAATCCCGCTGCTGCTGTGGAACTGTTTGCTGGCACCGCTACCAAGCCTCCTGCATTCTGATTTTTCCTTATATGGGAGCCTCTTCGGGGGCTCCTTTTTTTTAATTCTTTATTGAGAATAATACTCATTTGCAATTATGCCTTACCTAACTACTGGCTCCACTGAGCTTAAAGCTGTTAATCAGATCCTGGCGTCAGTTGGTCAGGCTCCTGTAACCACGTTGACAACCGAAGAAACTCTTGTACTTAGTGAAGTAACTAGATTTACTGGTTACATCAGCGGTACAACTCTTTATACAAAGAAGAGTGATTTGTCACAAGGATCATATCTGAGTGGTGCTGGTGTTGAAGATAATACTTCTATTGCTACAGCACGCACAACCTTTGCTCCTAGTGCTAGTTGTTCTGGTACTACCCTGACTTCTAGTTCTGCCTTTATTCCTAAAGGTGTAAAAATTTCTAGTAGCACTATTACAACACCTATTGAAGTGACCAGCGGTCCTACTGCAAGTGGTAGTAATTTTACATATACTGTAGATACTTCTACAACCGCTAGTTCTGCTACACTTACTCTTGATCCTATTTATTACAACCATACTCTTAACATAGATCATTCGACAGCTGTAGGTAATACAGTTGAGCAGGCTGATTTAACTGAGGGTAGTGTTTCAAAGAGAGTTGAAACTCAAACCAACCCGGACGTTGCGATTGCACTCAACACCCTGAGGGAAGTCTCACGTGAAGTACAGGCTGAAGGCTGGTCATATAATACTGAATTTGATTATAAAATTACACCTGATTCTAATAATGAAATCAGGATTGCAGACGATGTTCTGCAGATGGATCTAAACCAAGGTTACCCTGAGAACATTGAAAAGGATGCTATCTTCCGTGGAGGTAAGCTGTACGACAAAAAGGCACATAGTTATAAGTGGACGGCAGAGACTGTCTATGTAGATATTGTGTGGTACTTTGATTGGGAAAGTATCCCTGCACCAATCCAGGCATACATCGTCGCACGTGCAGCAGCTATTGTATCTAGTCGTATTATTGGTGACGCCAATCAATACCAAATTTTACAACAGAAAGAATTGGTTACACGTTCCCAAGCTATGGAGTATGAGTGCAACCAAGGTGATTATACTTTCTTTGGATCACCTAGTCACGGTAACTTCTACCGACCATATAAACCGTTCCATACCCTACAACGCTAATGGCAGCAGTAACTCAGACAATTCCTAATTTTCTTGGTGGTGTATCCCGCCAGAATGATGACAAAAAACTAATCAATCAGGTTACTGAGTGCGTTAATGGATACCCTGATCCTACCTATGGTCTTCTTAAGAGACCTGGTATGGAGCATGTTAACGTACTTAAAAAATCAAACGGTGATCCATTTACTAAGTCTGAACTGGATGGAGCTGCTTGGTTCTTTATTGATCGTGATGATGCCGGTTCGTATATTGGTGCAATCAAAGGTACCAACATTTATGTATGGACAAAAGATGACGGTACGTGGTGTACAGTAACTAACAACGGTGCTTCTTATTTGACAGGAACTAAGCAGTCTGATTACCACTTCCGTAGTGTGCAAGACGTTACAGTTATCACTAACAAGACAGTAACTACTGCAATGCAGTCAGCTGGTACGTATGTTCCTAAGTCTGTAGCTACAATTAAACTAACATCCTTGACAGAAGATAACTATTCTGTTACTATTCAAGGTGTTGAAATGGCTGTTGAAGCACAAGGTACAACAACATATGATGATTTCCTTGTCTATGATAGTGGTAATGTAAATACAAATCACCATTTAATTGATAAGATAGTATCTACAATTCAGGCACAGCAATCTTCCGACCCAACTGGTGATTTTAGTGGTGTATGGTCTATTGAGGCATATGCTAATAGCCTTGTAATTAAACGTACAACTGGCACTAATGCTGTAGTTACAGATTACACTACACCTACTGGTACTGCAACTGCGTTTAGTATTGAAGGTAAGGGTGGTACCGCTAACCTATCTCTCGAAGTGTTTCAGGATAGTGTATCAAATGCTAGCGATTTACCTGCAGAATCCTTTGATGGTCATCATGTAAAAATTAACAACACCAGTTTTGCGGATGATGATTATTATCTAGAGTACGTAGCACTTAACGATCCAGCTTCTGGTAAAGTAAAACGTGGTAAAGGTTATTGGAAAGAGGCACTTGCTAGAGATGTATCTCCTGGGCTTGATGCTTCTACTATGCCTTATCAGTTAGAAAACACGGGAGCTACTTCATTTACCTTTAAACAGATTTCTTGGACGGCAAGGCAGGTTGGTGATGATAACACCAATCCTAAACCTTCGTTTATTGGTTACCCTATTACAGCAACCTTCTTTTATAATAATAGGTTTGGGGCTCTTTCAGAAGATAACATCTTCTTTGGTACCGCTAATGATTCTTTTAACTTCTTTGTTAAATCTGCATTAACGCAAGTAGATTCTGATCCTATTGATCTTAATGTAGCTAGTGTTAGACCTGTTGTCCTGACTGATGTACTACCTTCTCCACAAGGTCTCATGTTGTTTAGTGCTAGACAACAGTTCCAAGTGTACTCTGCTAATGCCACTACGTTAACACCTTCGACAACTGTTATCAGGGCTATCTCTAATTATGAGATGGACGCAAACATTCCTCCTGTGGATGTTGGTACTACAGCAGCCTTTGTTAATGCAGTACCTGGCTACGCTAAACTGTTCACTATGCAGCTTCGGGAAATTGAACAAAGTCCCCTTGTAGTTGACATTAGTAAAACAGTATTAGAATGGATTCCTGATACTATTGATAGTCTATCCGTTAGTCCCCAGAACTCTGTCATTATGATGGCAGATAGGTCTTCGTCTTATATCTACCTTTACAGGTTCTACAACAACGGCGAGCAGGATCTCTTCCAAGCGTGGGTTAAGTGGCAACTACCTACTACCATCCAGGCTGTAGACATTATCGATGATGATGTTGTTATTGTATCTCAACATGAAGACCAGTACACTATTGGTAAGGTGGTGCTTGACCAGATCCCTACAGGAGACGTTGTAGCAACGACAACTAGCATGACAGGCAATCCATGCCTAGACATGGCTACACGACCCGTCAGCCCTGGTGGAGGTGTCGCTGCAGTGGTGTATGATTTGGATAATGATGTTTCTAAAATCTATGTACCTTATACACCTATTGATGGTAAGCAAGCTATTATGCTGCTGAGTGTTCCTCAAGCAGATGTAGGTACAGATTCAGCAGTCGATGCTGATGCTGGTTATTATGCTACAGCAGAAGAGCGGACTGAACCAAGTACAAGTAATCGTTATTTTGAAGTTAAAGGTGACTTTACTGACTATGCTGATGGTATTATTGTAGGTTATGGTTATGACTTTGAAGTAACCTTACCTAAGTTCTACTATCGTCCTGATCAGAATGTAACAGATTTTACCGCTGCTCTAACTGTTTCCAGAGTTAAATTTTCTGTTGGACGAACTGGTGCTATCCGGTTCAAAGTAAAAGCAGATGGATCTAATGAATGGAAAAATGTAGAGCACACAACTGATGGTGATTATTATAATGCTGACAGTAATCCTGTAAAAGATGAAAGGCAGTTTATCGTACCTATCCATCAACGTAATAGTAATTTTGAATTAAAAGTGACAAGTGATTTTCCATACCCTGTATCGTTGGTGTCAATGATGTGGGAAGGTATCTATTCCCCACGATTCTATAGGAGGGCTTGATGTTTAATGTTGAATTTAACCCTAAAGGATCCAGTCTAATTGATGAACAGCTTTCTGTATCTGGTCTTAATAATTCTTTTGATTTCATCGATTTTATTTCCGGTGGTGCCAAAAAGAAAAAGGAAAATGCAAAGAGAAACGAGAAAGAGGCACGAAGAGTCCAGAGAAGGATTCGTGACATTACGAATGAGCACAACGACAAGTTAGACGCTGCTGATAAAGTTAATTATAGAAGAGCATCTAACTTTGCTCATAACTCTAATCTACGAAATTGGGAACGTAGTAAAGAGATTCAAGATTTCCAATATCTATCTCAACTACAGCAGTACATAAAAAGCAACGCCATCGGCAATAAACAGCTTGGTTTAAACGCTCAAGCCATGGCCCGAGCTGTTAGTGAAGAACAAGCTATTCTTAAAGAAGCTTTTATTGAGCAACAGTTTCAACACGAAGCTTCGATGTCTGATCTTAAAGAAACATACGCTCAAGGTATGTTTGACAGACGAGAGCAGCAAGTTAAACTAGCCGGAATTCGTAGCCAAAAACAGTTTGGCATGGCAAGCCTGATGAATGAATTAGATCAACAGGAAACTCAAAATGCCTTGGAAAAGGAATCTGCTATGGTAGATAGCCTGGTTAGTGAAGGTACAGCTCAACTTGGTCAAGCTGGTAAATCAACAGCTAAAGGTGTTCAGGCTAATATGGCAGCCTTACAACGTGGACTTATGGCGCTCGATATTGAAATGTCAGGTCGGCGTTTGTCTGCTAATCTACAGATGGCTGAATTACAAGCTGATGCTTCTCTTGCTGAAATGAGTGCTGGTATTAATTTAGAGCGTATCGATCGTTCTATTTCAAATGCTGAAGCAGAGGCTAAGTCAAACATAAAAGCTCTTCGTGCAAACATGAAGAGTAAGATTAGGGAAGCTAAACGTAACGTAAAACAGATTAGTTTAGAACGTAAATTCTCTGATGTAAATACCAAGGCAGGTATGATGATCTTCCCTGAGCGGTTGGATTATGATCCAAAACCAAGGAAACCGCCTGAGCGTATCTTTATTGATCGAGCAAAGGTTATTGCTGGTTTTGTACCTAATGCAGAACCAGTAAATATTAGTGCTGAAATATTTGACACGTTTACTCAAGCTGTTAGTACAGTTACTACTGCTGTTACCGGAATCAACGCGATTGGAGATGCTGGTGGTCTTGGTAATATGTTTAAGAACCTTGGTGGTAATACTACACCAAATACAACCCCTACTACACAGCAACAATAAACTATGGCACGTATCCAATATCAACCCGCTGCACGCAGACGGGGATTTGCTCCACCAAAACTAAGTACAGCGGCTATTGACCGGATGCGTGATGAAAGCAACCGGTTGATCCAAGGTATGGAACGGCGGCGTCGTGCAGAGCGTGAGCAGGATCAACGAGACCTGCAAGCTATGCAAGACAACGCTGAATATACCAGACAGATTCAAGAAGAAAACTTTAAAATCCGTCTGTACAACGAGGAACAGCGTGGGAAAAAGGAGCTAGATCAGATTGCATCTCAAGGCGAGCAAGAGCAAGAACCGTTTGAGATTTTTGAAGGTCTAGCAAAATTTAGCGGTACGCTATCTAAAGCTATTTCTGAAGAAGCAAATCGTCAGACTAAGCGTAACATTGCTGCTGCACAAGTTGAAGATCTTGGTATTGACAAACTTGTAACTCAAGCTGAAGCACGCAGAGCACAGACAGATGGTAGCATCATGTTGAATGCTGACATCCGTGAACAAGCTGCGCTTAGTAATGAAGACCCGCTTCAAACTATTACTAACCATGTTTCTAACCCTGCAATTGTAGGTGCTGCTCGTCAGGTTTATGATAACCGGCGGGCACTTGCTCTTTATAATACACTGCTTGATAAGTACTCTTCTGGTACTGAGCGGTCTTTCACGGCACTTGATGGTAGTCAATTCTCAGGAATTGAGGCATCACGTAATACTGATTTAACAGATCAGTTGCATCGTCTTGTTAAAGAAGACATGATGATTGCAATGGGTAATCCAAACCCAGCATATCTTGCTGATGCTTTTAAAACCATTGAAGGCGGTAACGCAGCTCGGATGAATAACGTCAGAGCTAGACAGCTTA